CGTTTTAGGGGTGTACAAAACCTAAAAACTGTGGTATAATTAAAGAGTCAAGCTGAGGGGAGGGAGTATACCATATAATCTTAGTGGTATGTTACCTTACCTGTTTTGACGTGTTCTACAGCATCCATCAATTCATCAAATGGGTCATGGTCATGATTGTCTTTATCACTGGCCCCAGTACAGTATTTGACATACTCTTGTTTAACAGAATCGTGAACGTCGCTTTGAGCGATAATATTGTGCGTGCCAAACGCAACAATATTATTCAGTGAGGTAGGCATATAATCATTCATCATATAGTTGTTGCCTATCATATCAAGAAGAACAGGATATTCAATGTGTAATATGCCATTCTTAGTATCTATACCTGCAACAAGACCAAGGATTTCATCACCTGAGGTTAGCTTGAAATGCTTTACTTTCAAATCACTGTAAACAGCTTCCATATCAAATATCAATCTCATAAATCTTGTATTTAAACTTCTCTTTAGTATATATCTTTATTCTCTCGGCCGCGTGTGTAAGAGTGTAATTCTTACGTGATTTCCAATGTAAGTCATCAGCAACATCGTAAAGCTTTGCAGCTCTACCATCTTCTGACTTACGAAGTCCACGGCCAATTGATTGGAGAATTTTAATTTGAGATTTACTTGGAGATGCAAATATAATATTGTGCAGGTTCTTAATGTTGATACCGGTTGAGAAGGTACCAAGAGATGCCACAATGATTGCGTTCTTCTGTGTCTCGGTGATACGCCGAATCTCTTCTCGCGTATCAACACCAGTCTCGCCACTCACATAAAATATTTTACGACGTTTATGCGCTTTATCATTGATTGCGTGGTATAGTGGCTTACCATGCTTCTCAACAAACTGGAACAAAACAAGAGTGTTTCCGTCTTGGTCTAATGCAAGATTTGTAATAAGCTGGTTACGTTTCTCGTGTGTTACAATGAAATCGATTTCTTCTTGGTAGGATCTTTTTCCAAAACCTTTACGAAATTCTTCTGAATACTTTAGTAGCAATACGCTAATATCAAGATCAGATAGCGAACCCTCATCCATAAGTTTCTTTGTGGTAGTCACATAGAAGGCAGGACCAAACAATCCTTCGAGTACCAGCTTATGTGTTTGAGTACCGTCTAATGTACCAGTAGTACCATACCTATATTCGGCATCTCGGCATTTAGACAGAATAGATGTAAGAGACTTGGCTTTAAAGTTATGTGCCTCATCACCAAAGACTGCACCAAACTGCTCAAACCAAGATCCAGGCATTTTGTAGATTGATTGCCAAGTAGTAATAATTACTCTTTCATCTTCTGCGAACTTAGGTCGGCCTGCATAGATCCTGTGGCACATGCTCTTAACATCAAATTCAGGGTCTTGGGTTGAATAGTCACCAAAGTCAGCATACATCTGTTCAACAAGAGAAGTAGTTGGAACAATGATTAATGCTCGTTTGTCCTGTGCATCAAGCACATAACGCAGTAGACTGTAGATGATAAGAGATTTACCTGATGCTGTAGGCGAAATCAACATAGCAGACTTACGCGTCAATCCATGCTCAATCGCCTTAAGTTGATAATCCCGGGCTTCAATTGGGTTTCCACCAGCTGTAAGAATAAGATCCTTCATAAAGGACATATCAATTGGTGTATCGGTCTTAGGTAAACCGTAATAGTTATCGTGTTCTAATTCGATTCGATAGTCACGACCTTCAGCATTAGCAAACTCTTCTACGTACTGATACAGACCAGCATATAGTTCCTTTGTCCTAGTATCGAACAAACGAATCTTACCATCCCACATCTTATTTTTATAGGAAGGCATGAATTTATAGCCAGGAACGAAAAATGTGAAAAAATCACAAAGTTCGTTGGCAACTGAGGGTTCACAATCTACGTGTAAAAACGCATGATTTTTCTTACGAATTCGAATAATATCCATCAAGCTCCACTAGTGAACTTCCTCCANTCGATCATATTTTTGATCGTTTGGTGACGCCACTTAACGTTCTCCATAATAGTCTGCAATGTTTCTATAAGAGTATTTATATACTCGATCTGGTCATGTAATTTCATGATATCAGGATCAGAGTTATAGTAGTAGTCCATCTCACCTTTGAGAGGCTTTGACAATCCATTGTACGGATCGTATGACCAACCTTTTTCGTCGATCTGTTCCTTTGACATTTTACCGTTGTACCAAAGCCACTTATCACGAAGCAGCATTTTAAGTTGGGTATCACGTCTTTGCTTCTGGAGCTTAGAAGTCATAAGGAGTTCTAGGTATTTTGCGTGGAGACGNGCNGTATCTTTTGATGCATCATCAAGGTGCATCTCATCAATCTCGGCGTCTTTCTTCCACATTTCAAGTACATTATCAAGGTTCAGCATATTCTATCTCATTATTAAAGGGCCAGGTAAGTAGTATTATACCATGGTTTTCAGGGAAAGTACATTATTTAAATCTAAAGTACGAGTAGTTAAATGTCACGTTTGCAACCAAATAGTTCGTATCAGTAATCGTTGTATCAAATGGAAGAGAGCTTAGGTTCGTTGGATACGCATTGGTGAANGTGATCTCACGAGCCACGTTATTATGGGATGTAAGAATCTGAAGAGTNAAGTCTCTAAACTTGTTTTCTGATTTTACTTCGTTATGTGTTACCATACCAAGCATCCAGTCATGGATCTCTTCGTAGTTTCTTAGATACTCATCAACAAGGAAGGTCATTTCGAAAGTACCATAGTCTACCTTATCAGGCGCCATAGTAATGTTTCGTTGTGGTGTATTGAATGGTGCACCAGTAACTGATAGGTCTGGAAGAGCCACAGTTTGGATGGCGTATTCAACGTTAGGAAATTTAAGCTTATCAATTGCGAGTTTAAACGAGATGCCATTGGCAAATGACATAGTGTCATCTAACGTACTCGTTTTTTCTACAGCAAAGTTTGTGCTAATGTTATATGGCATTTTCTATCACCGATAAGTTGATTATACCTTTATTTATACTACTTTTTTACACAGAAATTCTAGGTAAAAAAAGAGGGCCCCGAAGGGCCCTCTCTCTATTTCTATGGAACTAAGACTTAGTTACCAAGGATACCTTCAACTTTGAAGATACGGTAGTACTGGTTAGCACGGTTTGCACCAGTGTCGTTACCAGCATTTGCACCAACGAATGGGTTAGCAACCATGCCGTAACGTGTCTTGAAGCCAATTTTCGGCTGGAAGGTGTTTTCACCAACAGCGCGAACCATTGTCAACGGTACGTATGGGCAATAGAACAAGCCAGCATCGTATGCAGATGTACCTTTGTAACCAACGTTTACGTAGTTAACAGTTGCATATGGGTCGATGTAAACTTTAACACCACCGGCCAAAGTACCAGCAAATGTGGTGCCTGTGTCGTCGATGTTCAAGCCAGCGTTACCAGCCAAAGCAGGAGTATAATCCAACATGCCTGTTGCAGAAAGTGCAGCAGCTACGTCAGAGGATACCATGATGAAGTTACCTTTACCGCGACGTGTTTCACGTGCAATAACGTTTGCTTCACGCATGATTTGTACCAAGAGACCTTTGTACTTCTCTGCAGACCAACGGCCGTCAGCGTCTGTATCCAAGTCAAATGTACCTGCAGTTGTCAGGTCGGACTGTTGTGCACCAAGCTTCGCTTTAGTGTTGATAGTACGAACAACTTCGCGGTTGATTTCAGCCAGGATCTCAGCGGACAAGATGTTTGCCAACTCAGATTCAGCGTCAAGACCNTGCACAGCTTTAAGATCTTGTGCAAGTTCCATTGTGTACTCTGCTTTCAGCGCACGGCTTTTGGCAGTTACGGTTGCTTTTTCGATCGAGAATGCCATCTCACCGAAGTCAGCACCAACGCCGTCACCCAGNGCTTCAGCAGCTGCAGTCGACATACCATTACCTGGTGCATAGTCAACGTCATCTGGTGTGCCGTCAGTGTCAGCAGCAAATGGATCGCTCGAAGTTGTTGCAGTTGCAGCAACACCAGAGAAAGAAGTATTTGCTTCGTCGAAGAGTGCTTCTGTACCAGCTTGTGTGCTGTAACGCGACTTCATTGCGAAGATCAAGCCTGTTGGGCCAGACATTGGCTGAACACCAGCAATGTCATATGCGATCAGGTTTGGCATCGCACGACGTACCAAGGAAATCAGGATTGGATCCCAATTGTCGATGCCAGCGCCAGTTGCGTTAGTTGGAGCAGCTTCGTTCAGCGAGAAGTTCTGGTGGCCACGCTCTTCAGCAAGTGCTTTTTCAGTGTTTTCCAGAACGGCAGCTGTTACTGCTTTACGATGTGCGTCTTTGAACGCAGGAGCTTCATTGGCTTCCAGTACTGGACCCCATTTCTCCATAAGATTTTCAGAATTGAACATTTCTTTGTTCTCCTAATAGGTTATTTAATTGAAAGTGCTTTGAGGTAAGCCGCCATACGTGGTGAATGGGAAACTTCTTCCGATTCAACCGCTGTATCTTCAGCGACTACTTCTACTTTAGTTTCTTTGAAGTAAGACTCTTTGATTGTTGCTACCTTTGCAGTAAAGGTATCAGCATCGCTGAAATCTACATCTTCAACCAGGGACTTAAGCTTTTCAGCTTGCGACTCAGATAGACCAACAGATGATTCACGGATGATAGCTTGGCGAGTCAGTTTATTTACTGATTCTTTCAAGTTAACATTATCTTCGATCTTCTCATTCAATGATTCTTCCAGCTCATCGACTTTGGTAGACAATTCGTCAACCAGGTCCACTTTGCTATCNGGAACTTGAATGTAGTTTTCTACGAAGACACCATGAAGTGCAGACATAAAGTTTTCGGCGATTTCGGTACGAAGACCGGATTCGATTGCAACTTTATTATCTTCCATCCACTGCTCTACGACGTAGTTGAGGTAGCCATCAACTTTCTCGACGAGATCATTCTGGATACGGCTTGTTTCTTCTGAAAGTTCTTCAGCATACTGCTCTTCCAAACGCTCAACATGTTCGCTGAGTTTTGATTTGAGAGCTGCTTCGAAAATAACAGATGCCTTATCCTTAAAGCCTTCAGAAAGAGTTGCCTCAGAATCAACAAGAGCAGTCAGGTCTTCATCGAAGTGCCCTTCAACAATTGCTTCTTCATCGGATTCTACTGATTCGGCACACATTGCTTCGTATGCTTTCATCATCTCATTCTTTTTCATTTTCGACATTTTGCTGTACATAGCATTTAGCATGCCAGCTTTTGTCTTTGGTGCAGCTGCTTGTGCTGGGGCAGATTTCTTAATCTCCTTACCAGCGTCATCAGCTACTTTTTCACCGTCAACCTCTTTGGCTGCCGCTGACTCATCCAGTTCCTCGTCAGAAACTTCAACGTCTTCAACGAGTTCATCCTGGAGTTCATCAACTACGATGTCTTNCATGTTTTCTTCAGACATGTGTTTCTCCTAATGAGTTAAAGTTTTGAGAGGAAATCTTTGAAAGCCTTCATTTGAATATCTGGATTACCAGTACTCACAGCTTCCTTGATCTCAGTCTCGAACTGTTCAATTTCTTGTGCCTTTAGGAAACTACCGTTTTCCCAAATCCATTCGACGCCTTCCATGATCCCATTCACAAATGCTTCAGGGGCGGAAGGGTCTTGTACGATATCAACGGTTGCGAGTTGGAAATCCTTCCCGACATAGTTAACACCGCCTCGTTGCGCAAGACTACCCATACCACGACTTGAGACACCAAGCTGAACACCTCCATCCATCAGACCTTTTACAATCTGACCCATAGGAGTATTCAGGATTTGTGCCTTACCCACAACATTATTTCCCTCCCAGCGGAGTTCCGTAATTTTGTGAGATACTTTATCCAAATTAATGGTAGGACCTTCGGGGTGATTCAATTCACCCACGGCTCTACCTTTGGAAACTTGTTCAGACATATATTTATCAACTGCTGCTTCCATAACAGCTTTTGGATAGATACGTCCGTTTCTATTTTTAGAGTCAGCTTGCATGAAGATACCTTCAATGACGTACTGCTTCTCACCGTTCTTTTCTTCGGTAAGGTAGTTCAAGTCATTTTCNACGTATTCTGTTATTAGCTTCATGTTACTTACCCATTAACTTAGTAAAGTCATTGACCGCCTTTTCAGCATCTTTTGCAGACTTAAAAGTGTCTAGTTTATCACCATCTAGATAGGCAACAAACATATTTCCCTTTTGAGTAATTACTGCGTCAAACTTTTCTTTACCAACTTTAAATTTTTTAACTTGCTTTTCACCCGACGGAAGTTTAAAAGCTTCATCAAGCGTCGTCAGATTCCTGATCTGTAAGAACGTCTTCATTCTCTTCTACTTCCTCTTCGGACTCAAAGTCCATTTCTACTTGTTCTTCTTCTCCAGACATCATTGCCTGTCCAAGTTGAACCTTCCTATCATCCATAGCAGAATTAATTCTATCTGCCATAATACTAGTAAACGCATTGCTAGCTTCTACGTTGTCACCTGAGTTCAATGCACTAATCAAATCTTTTGTTTCCATTACAATCTTTCCTCATATGTAATAATATTTATACAAATTTAAATTTCATCATCTTCGGCTGGAGGTTCATCCTCTCCGCCACCTTCATCATCGATTTGTTTATCGATTTCTTCCATGTCCTCATCACTTTGCATAAGAACATTTTTACGCACCCACTCTACAGAGTAGTATTTACCAACAAACTCATCAACCTCACGGAGTGTNCCGATCTTCTCACGAAGCAATTCAGCATTTTTCAACTCAGCAAAGTGAGTATCCTGCAAGAAGTCAAAGTTGATACTGTCACGGATTTCTAACCATTCATCTTCTGTAACAATACCTTTTAGGATCANCTGAGTTCTGAGTATATCAACAAAGAGCGATGCAAACTTTTTACGAATACGTGAGATAAACTTTTGGAACTTAAGTTCGTCGCGAGTAATCTCAGAAGAACGACCAAGGCTAAACTGCGCTTCTTGCTCTAGGCGAGAAGAAGGAACGTTGAGCGACTTGTAGACTTTCTTTTGGAAGTATAGGATATCGTCGATTTGTCCGAGGTTTTCCCCTCCTGGTAGCGTGGTAATTTCTGTACCTCGACCACCTTCTCGACGCGGTAGCCAGAAGTCTTCCAGCATCGACATNTGTTTACGGTCATCTTTCATCTCCCCTGTTGATGCATCATAAACCATCTTGTTACGATAGTTGTTCATGATACCTTTTACGTATTCCTCGGCTTTACCTTTTGGAAGGTTACCCACGTCGATATAGAAAATGCGACGTTCTGGTGCACGTGACAGGCGGTAGATAACAAGTGAATCTTCCATCATACGGAGCTGGTTAACAGGCTTCAACGCTTTATGGAGATATGACAGTACTTTCTTACGCGTAGGATCTAGCACACCTGACGTTACGTAAGCAATAGAATCTGGTGCAATCTTCAAACCCTGATTGGATTTGTTCATTGCTTTATCTTGGTACATATAGAACTCATTTTGACCAACCACAATTTCTGTGCCAGTCTTAGGATCTTTTTCCTTTACAAGTTCTTTTACTTTACGAATACGAGTAGGATCAACTGGACGTAGTTCAATGATACCACGTTTCGGTTGTTTATCGTCAATGATCTTGTGGTAGAACAAGCGTCCATCGATATACCAGCGACGGAAGATATCGTGTCCATACCAGTTCATATTAAGCAGAGCCATAACATTTTCAAACTCTTCACGGATCATCTTCTTAATCCGGTCAGGTTGATCTAGGTCATCAAGAATAATATCAACAGGAGACGAGTCATCGTCAGAAACAATTGCTTCTGATACAATGTCATCAATTGCAGCATCACATTCCGGTTGGGATGCAATGTCACGATACTTTAAAATTAAGTCAGCTTCGTTCTTAACGTTCGAACCTGAGGTGTCAAGATATTGACCAAAATAGCCACCGGCATTGACAACGTGGCCTGCACCGTCTTCATCATCACGAGGTACGAAAGATACTTTCTTACGTTCCTCTTTTTCCTCAGCTTTACGCTTGATCTCAAAGCCAAATAGCTCTGCCATGTTAAAACTCCTGTGTAGATAAGGAGGGGACTTACATCCCCTCCGTCACTACTATTTATAACACCATTATGTAGTAGTGTTTGATTCCCAATATTGAACTTGCAGCTCAACAGTGAATTCTTCAATTGTGTTCTCACTGTCGTAAGAAACATCAATCGCAGAAACGTTAGTTGGGAAACACCCACGAATATCATAACGCTTAGTAACTTCACCGGCTTTATTCAATTGCTCAACAATCATATCGGCTTGATAATCAGTTGGATTTGAAAGACCTGTGTTGTTTACGTGTTGGTTGATACCATTCATCCAACGCTCAAATGCGTTACGTGCATCCATAGAAACATCGTTAATTACTGTGATGCTCCATGGCTCAAATGTACGATCCCCAGCAATCTGCAATTGACGACCACGGAATGGGATCGTAATTGGAGCAATGATAGAGGCAGGAAGCTGAGCTGCTTTAATCATGAAAGATGTAAGCTCAACGTCACCACCAGCATAGCCAGGAAAGTTAACAGTTGCTTTGAACAAGTTGGCGCGNGAACCGCCACCAACAAGCTTTGATTTAAAATCATCTACGCCTAAAATAGCCATTGTCTACTCCTTATTGTCCGACGATCTCAGAGAATTCAACGCCAGTACGTGTGGCGACGAAGTTCAATGTGATAAAGTTAATAGAACGTGCGGGCTTGATGTAGATATCTGCAACGAACTGGTTAGTATCGATGACCTGACCTGTGTTATTTGTTTCATCACAAACAACCAAGAAATCAGTAATACCACGACGACCTTTTACGTCACGCAGGAAGGGTTCTACCAAGTTGCGGAACTGAGCACGAGTGAATTCGTCGTTGAACTCAAACAGCTGGAATTTAGAAGCAGTAGAAACCGCTTTTTCCAGAGTAATAAAGAGACGGCGAACGTTGATTCGGTCGAATGCAGATGGCTTAGCCAATGCAGTCTTATCACCGAAGAGGACTGTACCTTCACCTGGGAAAGAAACGATCGGGTTAACACGAGCTTTATAAAGATCGTCACGATCAGCTTTTTTCGGATTGAAAGCAACCTTAGTAACACCAAGCAACTGACCACGGTTCAAACCAGCAGGTGAGAACCAAGCATCAGCAACGTTATCAGTGTTGGCACACAAACCAGCCACAGCACCAGAAGCAGAAACCCAACGATATACATCATTGTACTTATCGTACATATAAAGTGCAGTTGAATCGATAACAGCATAAGAAGATGAAGTCAGCTGATCTGCCCAAGTAATAACGTCTGCAGCTGCAGTTGAGTTATTTACTGTATCTGCGATACGAGGAGAAACAAATACAACACAATCTTTACGACCTTCTGCAAGGGCGATCATGTTATTTGCATGAGTTACACCATCTGCACCGGCAGGTGCTTCACCCGCAATGATCAGGTTAACATCAAGTGTTTCTGCATCACCGAACAAGTCATAAGCAGTAGTAAGCTCACCGACTGTTGGAGCGTTATCGTCTGTACCACCACTCATTGTCAGCGTTGTTGCGCCATTAGATGTGGTGAAAGATGTGTTTGCAGCAGCAGAACCCATTTCAGGGAACGTTGCGTTATCATGGTTACCAAACCAAACATACGCAGATTGGTTGTTTAGAACCTCTGCATAGAAGTTATTGGTACCATCATCGCCAAGAGCATCCGATGCCTGTGAAACGAAAGCAAATGTTTCGAGCACTGTACCAGCTTCGCCTGTCCATGAACCATCTTCGTCAACAACCACGATGTGCATTTCGTCATCTTGACCACCGCGCTTAGCCGCGAAGTTAGAAGTACCTGGTACCGAATCAAAAAGATTGCGATAAGTCCAAGCAGCGAATGCAGTTGAGTTTGCAGTACAGAAAGATAAGGCAAGCGCGTTACCAAGAGTACCTGGATATTTAGCAACAGTAAAGATTGTCGATGCAATCGAAGTCGCTTCATAGTCAGACTCGTTGGTAATTTTAATACCAGTGCCGTCGTTGGTTGCGTTTAGGTTGTCAGTTTCCGCACGAACGACGCGGAGACTGTTGCCATACTGCAAGAACTGCGCAGCAGGCATAAAGTATTTGTAGGTGTTGGCGTCTGGTTTACCATAGACTTGGACGAGCTCTTTTTCGGAGCCAATTGTTCTGATTTCTCCTACAGGACCCCACTGGAATGCTCCAGCAATGGCACCAATAGATGTAGAAACAGCAGGAACAACATTCGTCAAGTCGATTTCTTTAACCTGTACACCAGGTGAGACTTGAAATGCCATAAGGTTTTCCCTCTTCAGTTAATTTTATAAGAATGCATAATACGATAGTTTGTCAATACTATTATTTATAAATAACGGTATCTCATCAGAACATGTCAGTAGGAGTCTCCTCCCAGATAGTGCCTGATGCATCTACTTCGATATTATCTTTGTATCCGTCATCAATGATTCCAAAAGGAACCATATCATCTTCGATTGCTTTCATTCTGTCTGCGTACAACATCTGTTTAAAATCAATATCTGTTAGATTAGAAAACATCTCAGTAGCGGCAAACCAACCGAACATAACTAAGTTCATCATCAAATCGTCGTGGTTATTATCAGAGGCTTCGTACGAATTACCCTTTGCAACAAAGGTAGACATTTCAATGATAGTTTCGCCATCGACGATATCTAGTTTGTGCTGCTCAATAAGATCTTTAATATTNGAGCAACCAATTCTTTTTACTTTACGAGTCATAGTAGCACCAAGGGCNTTAGCCTTTAGCATGGACTCTACGAACATATTCTCGTATTCCCAGTCGTAATATAATCCATTACATACAACTGAACCTTGGTCATTCGATTCAATGATCACATAGGCTTCGTTATATGTCTTTGCATATTTGTGGATAATATCTGGAAAGAGTAGTGGTGATATCATGTTATCTTGATATACACAGACCTGTTTAAATGGCCTCTGTGTAATATCTATAACGTTAAATGTTGAGTAGTCTTGGCCTCTACCTTTTGCAACATCGACAGTCATAATATACTCATGACCTTCCTGAGGNCTTTCGTATGTTCTTACTGATTCCTGTCTAACGAGAGGGTCGGCTGCTTTAAGTCCAAGTAGAAATTCTCCGGCAATGAGAGTATTTGATGTTCCCAAGAAGTTGTTTCCAAACTCTTGGTCAAACTGTAACTCTGAGGTGTTGGATACNGTTTGCCGCTTCCACTCTGCGTCTCGNCCNGGTACGTCCCACCAGTCAACCCGAAAGGGTTTATACTCGTTAGTTCCTTGGACGGCTCCTTCCCAAAGCTTATGGTAAATGTTTCCGAGTCCATTTGCAGTTGAGGTGATGATAACTCTTGA